AGCTCACCATGTCGTACTACACCAACCGCCGCTACAACCCGCCCGCCGACGTTTACGTCGTCAGCACGCTGATCGGTCAGCACACCGGCAAGAGAGCGGCCCCCGCTGCCAACTGGCAGACCCCCGTGCGCGGCACCAACGACCAGGAGTACCAGATCTACCTGGCCTGTGCCAACGACGGCAAGGGTGGCGACATCACCCGCGGTGGCGCGCCGCTCAAGAGCTACGACGAGTGGCTCGCTTCCTGAACCTCGAGGAGACCAACATGCAGTCCGAACTCCTCCAGCAAATCGCCGCGCTGCCGAACACGACGGTGCGGCCGTACCGCGACGGCGGCGGCGTTCAGATCATCGAGACGCGCGCGAACGGCGTCAGACAGGTCGGCGTCTGGCTCGACCGGACCAGCACGGTGGGCTACCTGCAGGAGTACCTGCAGACCCGCCAGGAAAGCCAGCGCGATTAGGGTTTTCCCCGATACAACACAATGTTGCGCAACATATACTTCTCTTCACCAACCAACTTTTTCAAGGAGCCGCCACATGACCAAGCAAGAGACCAAGCAACTTGAGCGAGCCCGCGCCGGCGGCCGCGGTTACCTTCTGCGCACGATGGCCATCGTTCACCGCGCCGGGTCGACTCGCACTCAGCGCGAGATCGAGCACGCGATCAGCGAGGCCGGCGCGATGGACGAGTTCACCCGCATCAACGGCGCCCTCGTCCACAACAGCGAGATCTGAGTTCAACCCGGAGCACGACACCATGAACACCAACCGCATCCTCCCTGCCGGCAGTCAGTTCAACGCGATCATCAACGGCAAGCCCACCGGGCTCGCCGGCTGCGCCCAGGCGGCCGAATGCCCGCGCGCGGCGTCCTGCATTCGCGCAGATGCGCGCTTGCCCTACCGGGCGGTGATGGCCCTGCCCCGCACTGGCGATTGCCGTGCATTCATCCCAGCCTAACCAGGAGCCGACTATGACCCTTCGCATCACCCCCGACATGGACCTCTTCCAGCTCTCCGAGCGCGTGTACGTCGACGGCAACCCGACGTCGGTGCCGGTCCTGCGCCGCATGCGCGACCTGCTCATCGCCAGTGGCCACGAGGCCACCGACGACATCCCCGATGGCGAGTGGTTCGACCTGATCGACCGCGCTGTGCTTGAGGCCTGACATGCACGGCCAACCCATCACTGCCGCCGACGCGCTCTTCGCGATCGCGTTCGGCCTCACCCTCGGCGCGCTCATCGCGGCCTTCATCTGATCCACCAGGAGAACACCATGCCCGACATTGACACCCTCATCGCCTTCGAGAACGGCGAGCTCGACCAGGACCAGGTCGTCGACTTCATCCAGGACGGCATCGACCGCGGCTGGGTGTGGCGCCTGCAGGGCGTTTACGGCCGCACCGCCGTGAACCTGATCCACGCCGGCCTGTGCACCCTGGCTGACTGAGGAGACGACCATGTGGTGGACTGAATCCCTCGGCCGCATTGAGCTGCAGATCACCCTGGCCCAGGCCCGCGCCTGCAGCCACCCGGGCCCGTGCGACGCTGACGTGGCCGCGCTGCGCACCGTGCCGGCCATCCGGCGCCAGCTGGACAAGCTCAAGCCCGAGCTCGTGGCCGAGTGCCTGAGCGAGTACGGCGCCTGGGACGACGACGAGCTCGCCGACCACGAGCAGAACCTGAACCGGCTGCTGTGGGTGGCCACCAACGACATCGCCGAAGAGCACGCCTAAGGGTTTTCCCTAGTGCAACGATTTGTTGCGCAACATACACTTCTCTTCGTCCCTCAACCTTTCTGGAGTTCGGCAATGATCCCCCCAAGCGGCACCCGTCAGATCTTCATCAACTTCGCCCAGCGCGACCTCGGCCTGCGCGCCGACCACGCGGCCTGGGAGTACGACAACAAGCTCACCGGCAACGGCCACGCCTTGCTGCGCGACTTCTACCTGCACACCTCGCGCCTCGGCGCTCCGTTCGCGATGACGCGTGCCGAGCGCCGCAGCCTGTACCTGACGTTTGAGAACGCTCAAAGCCATGCGTTCTTCGCCCTGGAGGCCTGACCATGATCGAAGCACGCATCAGCGGCATTCCCTGCCTCATTGAGGTGACGCACTACGCAGCAGCCGTGCCCGGCCGACTCTGGGGGGCACCCGAGAACTGCTACCCGGACGAGCCGGAGGAAATCGAGTTCGAGGTGTGCGACCGCCGCGGCCGTTCAGCTCCCTGGCTGGAGCGCAAGATGACCAAAGACGACCGCCTAGAGATCGAGCGCCTCATTTGCGAAAACATAAAGCGACCCTATGACGACCGCTACTAAGCCCTGGCCCTTCCCGCCGCGCCTGCTGGACTACCCCAGCCTGCCGCCCGCCGGCAAGCGACCGCCCGCTCCACCCCCGCCACCCCCGATCGACGAGCCCGCACTGTTCTGACCATGCTCAACATCATCGACCTTAACCCCGCCCGCACCGGCGCCTTGACTGGCCCCTTCAGCTTTGACCTGCAGGACGCCTTCTGCGACGACTTCGCAACGCACGACGTGATCGACGCCCCCGACTGGGTGCCGATCGGCGGCCTCAGCCGCGGCCTCATCAGCAACACCGAGAACTGGTGCATCGTCTCCGGCGAGCAGCTGCGCCCCTGGTGGTAAGCCCGACTACCGAACTCGGTCTTTTTTTTATTTCACTGGACAACAGATTGTTTGTTGCGCAACAATCTGTTCCTCACCAACCCAACCCCACTCAGGAGTCTTTCATGGCCAAGTTGACATTCGATGAGGTGCTGCAGCTGATCGCTGACGAGCGCCACGTGCACCAGGGCGACGTCCTGGCCTCCGCGCTCCAGCGCAAGGTCTGGATCGCCGAGTGGCATATCCCCGGCTGCCTGAGCGAGTCGCGCGCCGTGTGCACCAGCAAGGCCGACGCGGTCGACAGCGCGCTGTTCTTCGCCGAGGACGACAACGGCGCGCCCCGCGGCATGAAGACGGCCCTGCAGCGCGACGGCTACTTCGCCGGCCGCTCCCCGATCTACGGCCCCGTCACCACGACGGTCACCCAGCACACCCTGTCCGAAATTCTGTGAGGTTCGCCATGTCCACCGTCACCAGCCGCCTCTTCACCTTTACCCGCGACTTCTACGTGCCCCAGGACTACGAGCTCCTGGCCAAGGACGAGGACCTCGGCCTCGAGGTGTGGGGCACCACCAGCCCGCGCATCGTGGCGATCGCCTTCGCCGGCAAGCGCAACAAGCCCGACTGGCACTTCCGCTTCAACAGCACCGAGCGCCTGCAGGCCAAGATCGCCGAGACCATCAGCGGCCTGCGCGCCCACGAGCAGCGCGTGGCCGAGCGCCGGGCTGCCCGCAACGCACCGCACGACGTCAAGGTCGGCGACGTTTTCCGCTGCACCTGGGGCTACGACCAGACCAACATCGACTACTTCCAGTGCACCAAGGTGATCGGCGCCATGATCGAAGTGCGCAAGATCGCCAGCATGGCCGAAGAGACCGCCTACCTGCAGGGCGACTGCGTGCCGGCCGTCGGCGAGTTCATCGGCGAGCCGCAGCGCAAGAAGGTCTCCGTCTACAACGGCGAGCCCTCCATCCGCATCTACGACTTCGCCAGCGCCCGCCGCATGACCCCGGTCGCGCACGTCGCTGGCAAGGCCCTGTACGGCGCCAGCCACTGGACCGCCTACGCCTGATCCCTCAACCCACCAACCTGGAGTCCATCGTGAACGAAAACAGCAAGACCCCCAGCGGCGCACGCCGCGTCGAACCCACCATCCCCGCCGACGACCCGCGGTTCGTCTGGACCACCGGCGCCGATGTCCAGGCGACCTGGCGCCGCTTTGGCTGGGTGCCGCCCTCGGAGCTTCGAGGCGATAGCAACAAAAAAGAGGCTTAAATCATGGCCATCATTGAGATTACCCCGGACGGCTGCGTGGCCGACCAGCACGTTGGCCGCCTGCGCAACATGCCGACCGAGCAGTGGCTTGTGTACGCCGCCGGCGTAGAGAAGGCCAAGCGCCTCGTGCGCCTCAACCACGACGATCGCGGCACCATCTTGGTCTGCCCCATCACCGGCACCCTGTACGACCCCGTGACCGGCTGCACCAGCGACCGGGACCTTTACCTCCTGCACCCCATCACCGAAACCGCAACATGAAGTCCAGCACCATCCAACTCTCAGACGACTACCTCCTGCACGTCACCGTGACACCGACCCTGGAGGGCAGCTTCCACCTCAAGATCGAGTCGCAGTGGCTCGGCGCGAAAGACCCGCACGGGCGCCAGACCCGCTACGCCGTCACGCTGCCGGAGCGCGAGCTGTTCGACCTGGCGTCGACCTTGATTGAGGGGACGGCGGCATGAGCAAGCACACACCGGAGCCGTGGAAATACGAATGGTCAATGGCTGGCTGCTGGCTGGTCTTCTGCGGAGAGCGCAAGCATCAGACGCATTTCGCGCCTGAGCGCGAAGCCGATGCTCGCCTGATCTCCGCTGCGCCTGATCTGCTGGAGGCGTTGAAAGAACTCACCCTGGAAATGGGTATGACCGACAAGGCCCGCGCCGCCATCGCCAAAGCGGAGGGCCGGACATGACCCCGCAGCGCCACCTGCCGTACGACTCCCACCGCTGCGCGCCGCATCAGCCGGACGCATGGTGCAAGAAGTGCCTGCGCTGGCACGACCTGCCAGGCCAGACCTGGGGCCCGCGCACGCCCGTCGCGATCGGCCGCAACGACAGCGCCGACGAGCGCTGCAGCTTCATCCCCATCGAGGAGCACAAGCCATGACTACCAAGACCCGCGGCCGCAAGGCCATTGACGGCGCGACCGAGGCCACCGAGCGCGTCAACGTCGTGCTGACCCAGGAACATCGCCGCCGCCTGGAGCTGCTGGCACCCGGCGGCTACAGCGCCTGGGTGCGACGCGCCATTGATAATGCTTGGGCAGGCACGTCATTCCCGCACGACGAGAGGAAGTCCGCATGAAAAACGCCGCGATGTTCCCACCAGACGTGAAGATCTTCCCACCAGACGTGCTGCCGCAGCGCAACGGCGTGTACCGAACGTGCACGGTTGACGTTGAGACGGGCGAGGAGGCTGAGGCCTGGGGCTACAGCTACTTCGACACCACCGACCGCGTGTGGGGCTGCACCCAGGACAACATCGAGGACGCGGTCAAATTCCCGGAGTACGAGTTCGCCCACCAGTACAAGCGCTGGGCCTGGGCGGAGCTGCCAACGGAGATCAAGCCATGAAGCTGTACTGGCTGTCCAATCGATTCTTCCGCCGCGGAGGCCTGTTCATGCAGGCCGGCAAGCGGCGCTGGCGCATCATGCCCTGGCCGCTGTGGTGAGCTCGGCGTGGGGAATGCACCATAAATCGACCGCTATGAGGCTAGGGCTCGATTAAACGAGCCCGCGCCCGAGTCCGCTCGCGCACGTCGTCCAGCAAGTCGGCTTCACTGAAGCCGTAGTGCTTCTCGAACCCCTTGGTGCCCAGGCCATGCACGCCGGTATTGCCCCGGTGGTGCTCGACGCACAAGGGGAGCACGTCTTGGTGGCAAGCACGCTGCGCCATGCCAGCGCCTCGCCGCGGGTGATGCAGCTCCACCTGCGGCGTCATGATGCCAAACACGCGCCGGCACACGATGCAGCCGAGCTGCGCTACCGCGTCCATGTGGCGCCGGTCGTCTTCTGTCTTGGTCTGCCGCACCACAACCTTCGGCACGGACGAAAGCTCAGCCGGGCCCGTGCTGACGGCCCTGCGGAACTTCGGATCCAGGGGCGTGGCCACCACCGGCCGGCGCTCCAGGACCGGCCGACGGAAGCCGGAGCGCTTCAATGCCTGGAGTCCTGCAGCCTGATAACGTCGATGCCGCCGCCGCTGAAGGCGTCCAGCTCGCAGGCAACCTCGACCGCCTTGATTGGATCGTGTCCCATGTGCATCACGGCCAGTGCGAAATCGCGGCCGGATCCAATCGCGTGGTACTCCTGCTCCATGATGAGTGGCACCGGGAAACGCTCGTAGCACATCACCGAGCCGGCCGGGCTGACCACGAGCATGCTGGCCTCGGTGCGATCCTCGCCGTGCGGGTCAGGCCACTCGGCCGGGTCGGCGCCGTTCTCGAACCAGCGTAGCAGCGCCATCGCAACGTCGGCTGCCCCAGAGAACCCGAGCAGGTAGCCGCGCGAGCGGTGGATCTTGGTCATGCGGCCGTACTTCGTATTGCCCTCGCAGGCCATCCGATCTGCCGCCATGACACCACTTTTGTAAGCTACGGTAGTCAATGCTTCCCCTCACCGCACCAGCCTCGCGACGGCACGTTCTGTTACCTCGTCGATCGACTCGAGCACCGTGATCAGCTGCTGGATCTGGTCGCGGTGCTTCTTCTGGACCGGTCGGCGCCCCGTGCCGTGGCAGCGCTTGCAGGCCTCAGCACTGAGTGTAGGGGTTCCCTCAAGCACCTCGAACTTGCGACCGTGACAATGCGGGCAGGTAGGGGAGACGTGATGCGACAGGCTCTGCATGGCCACCGTGTCGAGGGCGCGCCCATTGAGGCGCCAGCCCTTCTTGGCGTTAAGCCGCTTAGCCAGCGACAGCACCGAGTTGTATGCCGCCCGCAGGTTGGTGTTGGTGCCGCTCAGGTGCAGGTGCATCAGCGGCGAGGCCACCGCGCTGTGCCTCGAGCAGGCAATCCCCAGGGCGATCACATAGTCGGCGTCGGTGCGGTGCTCCGCGTCGACCGTGAGATCGGAGGTGTGCACCGCCGTGCTCAGGCGCTCAAAGGCGGATGGCCGATCGGCGGAGCTCATCTGACCCTCACTTCCCGGACCTCGATGCCGTGGATGGCCAGCATGAGGTGCTTCTTGATGCGGTAGCCCTCGGTCACCGGTCCACCCTTGACGTCCTCGACCACCAGTCGACCAAGATGGTCGCGGTAGCGGAAATCCGCCACGTAGCGCAGGGCCGGCGTCGCCCGGGCGGCGTCGGAAAACTTCACGCCTGGCGCGAGTTCGTACCGCGGCTGCAGCTCAAGGCTGTCGATCTCGCCGAGGCGCTCGAGCTCTTTGAGCTGGGCGTAACGCTTAGCCTCCGCCTTGCTGGCGAACGTGTGGCCATCGATCTGGGTCTTGACGGCGCCGTACTTGGAGCGCACCTGGCGCGCGGACTGCGGGAACACCATCACTGCTTGGGGTTCGCGGCCTCGACCAGGGAATCGCTGGGCTGCAGCAGCACCGCGTGCCGAGGCGGCACGATGACGGGCTCGCCGGTTCGGATGTTGCGCGCTCGCTTCTCGCCGCGCTGCACCGTGTGGAGCTTGCCGAGGCCGAACAGCATCACCGGCTCGTGCCGCGCGACGGATCGCTTGACGACGGCGGCCACAGCGTCCAGCACGGCGCGCACTGCGGGCTGCGGCTGCCCCGACACGTACGCTACCTTCTTGATCAGGTCATTCTTCAGCATCAACGGGTCCAACAAAATGTTTGCAAGTGAGCGTTTGTAGCACAAAAGCAACATCTTCGGAAGCGCTCACAGGAACTCGTTGAGCAAAGCGTCGATCATCTGGTCGGCGTTGACGTCCTCGACATGGGGCCAGAGGAAGCGCAGGGCGTGCCGGCTGCGCAGGAACTCAACCACCTTGGCGTGGTGCTCGGCGAACTCCACGTCGTCGAGCTTGGCCCAGGCGATGGACTTCGGGATGGCTACAGGCTTGCCCTTGGCGCCGGGCAGGATGTCGCAGAAGCCGGCGCCCACCTGCACCCACATGCGGAAGTGCTCGGGGTCGACGAACTGCTCCTGGCTGTCGAACACCTGGGCCAGCATCGCGAAGTGCCGGCGGTGAAAGCCAGGCGATCGCGGCGCCCACCAGCTGAACTTCAGGGTCTCGCCGACCTCGAGCTCGCGCACCGCCTTCTGGAACTTCGCCCAGGCCTTGGCGCCTTTCTCGCCCAGGCCCTGCAGCTTGCCGTCCTCGCCCTTGAAAATCACCACGTCAGACATTCACCAATCCCCGTTCCATCCCCCAAAACGAACAGCGCCCAACCGATCACCGAATCCGGGACATCAAACCCGGCGATCGCCATGTCCAACACACGGTGCGCCTCAAGCTCCTCGTCGGTGAGCCACCTACGCCGCAACATCGCGCAGCTCCCGGCGGGCCTGGGCCCGGTGACTGGGCCAGTCGAACGGCATCCAGCGCGCCACCTCGGTGAGCCGGTCAAACACCCGCTCGCCCACGGCGGCGCGGAATTCGTCCTTGCCCAGGTTGGTCATCAGGATCACCGGCTTCATGCTGCGGTAGCGGCGGTCCAGCACGTCGAACACGATCGCCCGCTCGCCGTCGGTGCCGTACTGCATGCCGATCTCATCGATCACCAGCAGCGGCACGCTCTGCAGCCTGGCCAGCAGGGCTGACTCGCTGGTCTCGCTGTCGCGGCGCCATGTCTCGCGCACCATGCGGATCAGATCCATCAGGGTGACGTAGATCCCGACGTGCCGCGGCAGGATGGCTTGCAGGATGGCTCCGGCCAGGTGGCTCTTGCCGGTGCCGGGCAGGCCCGACATCACAAGTGATGTGCCCACCTTCACGTGGCGGTCAAAGTTCTCCGCGAACGAGCGGCAGATCTCGAGCGCCTTGCGTTGGCCGTCGGTCTCGGCGCGGTAGTTGTCGAGCGTGCGGCCGATGAAGCGCTCGGGGATCGCGGTCTGCGCCAGCATCTCCTCGAGCTGAACCTTCAGCCCCTCCTGCCGGCGAGCCTCGCGCTCCAGGCGCTCGCGCTCATCGCGCTCAGCAGCGCAGGCCGGGCAGCCGGTCCAAATCTCTCGGCCGCCAAGCCGCGTGCCCCTCGACGTGAATGCCCCGTGCGTGTCGCACTGCTTCTCCGCGGTGCCGATCGACGCGATCGACAGCGACTCACTCAAACGAACCGTCATCATTGATCCCCGCGCGGTAGTCGGTCTTGGCGAATCCGGAGTGGGCGCTGGCCATGCGGCGCAGGCCCTGCTTGCTGTTGCGCACCCAGTTGCGCCAGGTGGCCAGCCAGTCGAGCTTGCAGCCGTCCTTGCCGGGCTTGGCTACCCAGTAGTCCTTGAACCTGGCGGCCACGTCATCGACGTCCAGGTCTGGCCGCTCGGCCCTGGCCCAGTCTGCCCAGTCCGCAGGCAACGACCACTCCTTGTCGAGCCGTGAGGCTCGGGGGGTAACAGGTACGTCAGTACCTGTTGAAGATGAAGTAGAAGAAGAAGATGAAGGGGTTGGCTCGAGGTTGGGCGGAAGGTTAACCTTCTCCTGAACCTTCTTCTTACCTTTCAGTGCAGGGTTCCCACCGAGCGAACCACCTGCAGCCCTTGACTGGCGAATGCTTTCGTCACGGATCATCCGCCGAGACATGATGCAGCCATCATCGTCGCGCGAGAAAACGCCGAACGACTCAAGCTCGTCGAGCCAACCTTCCACGTCGGACAAGGTAGCCCCGAGCATGCGCGCTAGGTTCGTCGGAAGGATGGGCCTATGGTTAACCTTCAGGTAACCGTAGTCTGAACCTTGGTGCATCAAGCACAGCATGTCGATCCAGAATCCGCGCGCCCCAACGGAGCACGCCCTGAGGGCGGCGTCATTGAGCCAGTCGCCCGGGTAGAACTGAAACGATGGGCGCTTCATGCTGAGCCCTCCCTGGTGGAGGTGCTCAACCCGCGAAGCGCGGCGGACTTGCTATTGGTCATGCCTTACTTTCCGCGCTTGGGGTGTGGAGCTGGAAGACTCCCCAACAGGTGGGAGCGCTGTCCTTACGGTTTCAGCTCTCCACCCCAAGCGCCCTGTCACCTGCGTTATCCGCCGAGCTTCCAACTCGACGGGGCTTTGGATGCCGACACTTGCTGCCGGCGGCCGCATCCTAACAACAGGATTGATATTGCGCAAACAGTTTGTTGCGATCACGCAACGACCGGCGCGTCGCTCTGGCGTACCGCAGGGATCAGCTCTTCTCCCGGCCGCAGGGGGTGCAGGCAGCCGTCAGGGATTGGCCCCGTCTCAGATCGCTCGACCTCGATGCCGAATACACCGGCCCAACGCAAAGGCGAGCCAGTTGTGCGACACAACCAGACCGCGCAGTCGCCGCTTAAGCTGATGATGTGCGAATCCCTGTTCTCGTACGGCTTGAGAACGTGTACGATTTTTCCGAGGTTGCTGGCGGTCCTTGATCGCACGACGATCGCCAAGTCGCCTGGTTTGCAGTTCATGTGAGTTCCGTCAGTGTTGGCAACTTAATGGGAGGTGAGACTGACGATTGTAAAGACTGTCTTGTCAACGGAATGTTGGGTGCGTATCCTGCGCGTTGCTGGGCCTTTCGTCTTCACACATGGAGCGCGACATGAAGGTCAAGGATCAACTACGGATGCGTCGCCAACAGCTGGGCATCTCGGTGAGCGAGCTCGCCAAGCGCCTCGATGTCTCGGCGCAGGCGGTTCGCTACTGGGAGAGCGGGCGCAGCTTCCCCGGCAAGGCAAAGACGTCGGCGCTGGAATCGGCGCTGAGCTTCAACATCGATTGGACCGAGGGCGCCAGGGCCGCATCCAAGCGGATCTCGGCGTCGGCGCTGATCGATCCCAACGACGTCGGTCTGCTGCTGCAGATCGCGCGCCTGCCGCCCCCGGCCAAGGCGCTGATCGCTGGCCTCGTGCGCATGCACCTGGAGGCGCTCGGCCAGGAGCCTGGTGAAAGCCTGCCGCGCGTAGTGGAGAGCAGTGCCCGACCATTCCTAGAACAAGAGTCCAAACCTTCGGCAGGAGATGCAGCTCGTGTCAAGCAAGCCAAGCCCGCGTCAGAGGGCATCAGGAGAGCAGTCGGTTCAACCCAACGTCGTCAGGCTCGCCGAAAGGCGGGTTGACCAACAGACCATTCGCTACCTTCAGGGCCTGCTGCAAGCGGCCATGAGGGGCGAGATCGCGGGCATCGTGGCTGCCGTGCACTACGGCGGTCGTGAGTACAGCTACCTCGGCAGCGGGTCGATGTGTGATCACCCGAGCATGGGAATTGCCGCGGCTCACCGCCTGGCAACAAAGCTGTTGCAGACCAACGGCTAGTTGCTAAACTGGGGGCGGATGCCATCCGCCATATGGCACATGTGGTCCGCGCCGCGCGGAACTCCTAGACAGCGTGCTGCAGCTGAATGTGCCGCGCAGATGACGCTTCGGAAAGACGAGGACAGCAACCCAAGGGGCCCGCTTCGGCGGGCTTCTTTTTTTGCGCGCGCCGCCAACAATGCGTTGTGCGGCCAACGAATAGTTGGCAGAATAGCCCGGCACCCACACAAAGGAGGTTGGCAATGCCTGATTGGATCTGGATCGTGCTCGCCTTGCAGGCGGGCTTTCTTCTCGGCTTCTTCTGCTTCGCCCTGATGCGCATCGCTGCGGACTCGCGATCGGACGAGGAGCTGAACCAGGCGGCGAAGGAGTATTACAAGCTGTGACGAGAGTCAAAGTCACCGGCGACGGCGCGGCCGCAGTGGACCAGGATTACTTCTGGCAGCCACTGAGCACGTGCCCGTTGTCGGCGAAAGTGCAGTTGCTGACCGCGGGCGGCGTCGCCGTCTACGGCCAGTACAGCAAGGGCCAGAAGGGCTACAAAGGCTGGGCTCCTCTGCCCAAGAAACCGGAGTGGATGAAGTGACGGATGAACAATTCGGGGGCTTGTGCAACTTGTACGGCTTTGCCCCGTCTCGCTCACTGCGTGAGTTACTGGAGACGGCAACCGCGCAAGCGGTGATCAGCGAGCGCGAGGCGTGCCTTGCGATCGCGGAGAAGTACGGCATGGGCAAAGACATCATCGCCGCCGCCGTCCGCGCAAGGGGGCAGGCATGACCAAGCAGGAGCTCTTGCGCATGATGCGCCTGCTCTCCGCGCTCGAGAGCGTGATGCTGACCAAGGACCGCGTGCCGGACTACCTACTGGATCAACTCAACGAGATGGTCGACGTCCTGGAGCGGGAGATCCTGAAGTGACCCGCGACGACCGCAACCCGCCCGACAGCATGCGCCGGCGCTGCAGCAAGTGCCAGGCCAACCGCCCTGCGCTGGGCGGCCGGACCAACAAGATCACTAGGCTCTGGCGCTGCGCCGAGTGCCTGAAGAGCAGTGCGAAGCAGGACCAGTCATGAAGTGCCCAAGCTGCGGAAACCTGAAGCAACTCACGCCGGAGAGCCGGCGCACGGAAACCGCGGTGTGGCGTCGCCGTATCTGCAAGTCGTGCCACCACACCTGGCTGACCGAGGAGCACATCAGCGCCTCGGTGCGCATGCCGGCCGAGGTGCAGCAGTTCCTGGACACCATGCGCCACACCCCAAAGCACAAGCCGGCGGAAAAGAAGCCCGCCGAGCCAAAGTTCGACACCCGCGGGCTCGCGGGTATTCGGTGGTAAGGAAACAACGATGAGCATCTATTCCAACGTACGCGACCACACCATGCAGCACCGCGGCGCGAGCCCGGGCGTTGCCTACCGCAAGTCATGCTCGGCCTGCGGCCAGCACAAGAACATCGCCGGCGGCTCGCTGTTCAGCAAGCTGCGCCTGTGGCGCTGCGCGGACTGCACGCAGAAGGCGAGGGCCGCGGCGTGAGTGGCCTGAAAACCGCCGCCCAGCAGATGTTGGAGGCGCTGGAAGGGGGCGGGGATTCATGGCGTCTGATCGGCCCGGCAATCGACGACCTTCGCGCCGCGCTGGAGCAGCCGGAGCAGG